ATCAGGCTGCTGCGTACGGCTCTGCAAGTAACGCACCACGATATCTGCGAGGTGTTTCTCTGGGCCAGCCGCGATCACTTCTGGCAGTCGAACGTGCTCAGCCCCGCGAAGCTGCGGGAAAAGTGGGACACCCTCAAAATCCAGATGAACCAGCCAAACCGTAACCGGCAGGCGCCAGCGGATCAGCAGCCTGCTGCCCACTGGAACAGCCAGGAAGCATGGGAGAATTTCATATGAGACATCTCGTAGCGGCAGTAAACAATCGCGACAGCAGCGCGCTGGCCCGCATGGCCGGTGATGCACCGCAGCCGGCGGATCGTCGCCTGCATCAGGAAGTTGAAAAGCTGATGAATGAGTTTTTCGACGGACTGAAACAGGTGTTTCCCGCCTCAGTCAGCACCGCCTGGCGGACTCAGGCAGACGAAGCCGCCGCCAAACGACAGTGGATAGCCGCCTTAGCGGAGAACGGCGTGACCAGCAAACAGCAGCTTTCAGCCGGCATGCGCCAGGCGCGCGCCAGCGGATCACCGTTCCTGCCGTCTCCGGGCCAGTTCATCAGCTGGTGCAGGCAGGGCACTTTCGCCGCTGCGGGCCTGCCGGACGAAGAAACGCTGTACGGCATGGTAATGACCTACTGCGCGAAACGCGGCGACTACGCATCCCCGGAGCAGTATCCGTGGAAGAGTAACGCCGATTACTGGATGGTCACCGGCCTGTACAGCCTGATGCGCGCCAACAACCTGAGCGAGTCAGAACTGCGCATCAGGTGCCGCTCTGAGCTGCGCAAAATGTCTGAACGAATCGAGGCCGGTGAAACAATTCCTGAGCCGCGCAGGCAGCTGCTGAAGGCTGCAATGCCCTCCACCCCGGAAAAGGCGAGGGAGGGCGTGGCCCTGCTGCGCGCTACGCTGAAAGCAAAACGCACTACAGCATGATGCAAAGGATTCAGCACGACATCGATATCCCGCTGTGGCGGCAGA